GCTTTTGATAGTATAGTTAATACTGGTAGTGTAGATGCTATTAAGTTAGCAGTCTCTGGATTAAGAACTCAGTATGAAAATGCAAACGGATACGAAGGTACAATGTACACAGGTAAAGCACCCCAAACAAGTAAAGATGTCTTCAGAAGTCAAGCTGAATTAGTACAAGCTATGAGTGATAGAAGATATGATAGAGATCCTGCTTACCGTCAGGATGTTATAGAAAAACTAGAACGGTCTGACAACTTATCATTTTAAAACTATGCCATACGGATCTAAAGGACCAGCACTACCAAAGGAAACTAGTGGTGATCCAAAAAATTACCCAGGTAGCGGTAAGAAAACAGGTGGACCTAAGTTACCTGGAGAAAGATTTCAAGTTAAGAAAAAATCAGTTAATTCGGTGAACGCATAATGGCTGACGCTAGTAAAGACGCACTAACACCTGCTCAATTAAAAGTGTTACAAGATAAATTACCAAAGAACAGTCCCTACAATAAAGGTAAGTCACCTTTTAAAAAAGCAAAGAAAGAAGTTAATCCAGTAAACATAGCATAAGTGTATCGTGGCGACCTGAACTTTCATCCTCGCCCATTAACTTACTCATTATTTTAATGAACGACACAGAAGTAATCGCACTTCAAGCACCTATTGAATACACTATGAACGACAACGCTGAATTACAGAACGGACGCTGGGCAATGATTGGTATCATGGCAGCTCTTGGAGCTTACGCCACGACTGGACAAATTATCCCTGGTATCTTTTAAATGAAAAAATTATCATTAGCTGTTGCAGCTACTCTATTCTCTAGTCCTGTACTTGCAGGACCATATGTTAACGTTGAATCAAACGCTAACTACACTGGCTCTGATTATACATCTAGAGCAACCGACCTACACATAGGTTATGAAAACAATCTTGGCGATCTTGCATATTATATCCAAGGCGGTAAGACGATTAATGCTGCTGATGGCGTTGATGCAGAGTCTAATTTCTCTGGCAAGCTTGGTGGTAGTATCTCTGCTACAGACAAACTTGGTGTCTATGGGGAAGTTTCTTTCTCACAAGTGGAAGATGCTGACAACAACTACTCAACAAAACTAGGAGCTAAATACTCTTTCTAATTACATGACTACAGCCACACTAACAAAACCAAATACCAACTGGCAGAGTTTATGTGACTGGGTTACGAGCACCGATAACCGCCTCTACGTGGGGTGGTTTGGTGTGCTAATGATCCCTGCACTCTTAACTGCTACAACAGCTTTTATAGTAGCTTTCATAGCTGCTCCACCAGTTGACATAGACGGTATACGTGAACCAGTTGCTGGCTCTTTACTCTATGGAAACAACATCATCTCTGGGGCAATCGTCCCGTCATCTAACGCAATCGGTCTTCACTTCTACCCAATCTGGGAAGCTGCAACCCTCGATGAGTGGTTGTATAACGGAGGACCATATCAACTCATTGTGTTCCACTTTCTCATTGGTATCTCAGCTTACTTGGGACGACAATGGGAACTTAGTTATCGACTAGGAATGCGACCATGGATTTGTGTCGCTTATTCAGCACCAGTTGCTGCAGCCTTTTCGGTATTTCTGGTATACCCATTCGGTCAGGGGAGTTTCTCTGATGGTATGCCTCTCGGTATTAGCGGTACTTTTAATTTTATGTTCGTTTTTCAAGCAGAACATAATATTCTTATGCATCCATTCCACATGCTTGGCGTTGCTGGGGTGTTCGGTGGAGCATTATTCGCTGCTATGCATGGAAGTCTCGTTACTTCCTCACTTATTAGGGAGACAACTGGTCTCACCTCACAAAACTATGGCTATAAATTCGGTCAAGAAGAGGAGACGTATAACATTGTTGCGGCTCATGGCTACTTTGGACGACTTATCTTCCAATATGCCAGCTTTAACAATAGTCGTAGCTTACATTTTTTCCTTGCTACTTGGCCCGTCGTTTGCATATGGCTTACCAGTATGGGAATCTCCACTATGGCTTTTAATCTCAACGGATTCAACTTCAACCAGTCCGTGTTAGCAGCTGGTGGTAGGGTTGTCCCTACTTGGGCAGATGTATTGAACCGTGCTAATTTAGGCATGGAGGTAATGCATGAGCGTAATGCACACAATTTCCCACTTGATCTCGCTGGAACGGAGGTGATCTTAAATGCCTAAAGGAAAAGGAACATACGGGACTAAGAAAGGAAGACCCCCTAAAAAATAAAACAACGTCCGTTCATCCTTAATTGGACGCATGTCAGCTAGCCATGGAACGGGGGCTAGGTACATAAGATTACAATGACAATCAAAGTAACCTATGTGTATCGTGGCAACAAGTACACCAAAGCAATTACTCGCTAATGTCACAACAAGCAACTCACTCTCCAGCTTTTGTAACTAAACTTTCACCTGAACCAGAAGTGAAGGAAGAAGTTAAGAAAGAGGATGATGACTTCCCTAGATCACTAGAAGAAGCATTATTAGGTGAGTAAATT